ATTCCACTGGCGACTATTACGGCGAAAGGAGACATGATTGTTGGTACTGGAAGCGGCGCAGTGGATAACGTTGCAGTTGGCGCAAATGGTGATGTGTGGACCGCAGATAGTGCACAGGCTGCCGGGGCAAAATGGGCTCCACCTGAAGCCGGAGCCGGATTGCCTTGCGATGGACGCCTGACGCTTACCAGTGGGACGCCAATTACATCTTCCGATGTTACCGCGGCTGTGGAAATATTTTTTACACCTTTCAAGGGCAATCGAATTGCGTTATATATCGATTCGGAGTGGCGGGTAAGCGCGTTTCCTGAAACATCGCTGTCTCTATCCGGGCTTGGCGCGAATACCAATTTTGATATGTTCATGTTTAAAGATGGAAGTACATTAAAACTTGCCGCAAAAGCATGGACAAATAATACAACTCCTGCTGTGGCTACCGCCTATAAGGATGGCGTCCTTATGAACAACGCCGCTTTTACACCTGATAAAATCAGCAGCGGAATTGCCGGGGAGCTGGCGCAGTACAGCGCGCGCTATCTTGGATCATTCAGAACAACGGGCACAGCCGGACAATGCGAACATAGTTATACCAAGCGGTTTGTCTATAACTACTACAACCAGGTTTTTACAACGGTTCTGACCAGTAATTCAACGGCAAACTGGTCTTATACCGGAGCGGTGGATGTGCGCGAATATAATAACGGCACAGGGCAAACCCGGGGAGAATTTATACTGGGAGTGATACAACCCGGGGTTATGCTGTTTGCAACCCCATTCTTTATTGTTACCTCTGGAACCCCGACAATATACAGCGGATTGACCCTGGACACATCCACATTCCAGACAATTCAAGCGACAAACGCCTCGATATATCCCGTTAGAATCAACAATTCAAACTTAATTTCGGTTGCCGCCGGATACCACTATCTCACGCAGAGTGAGTACGCCTCCGGTGGAAACGTTACTTTTTATGGGCCCAATTACGGCGGCAAATTGGTTTTTCTTGCATAGGAGATAGATATGCCTTTAAAAAATGGAACGAGCAAAAGGGTAATTTCGCAGAATATTTCCACTGAAGTTCATCATGGGAAACCCCGCGAACAGGCGATTGCGATTGCTCTTAATAAAGCCGGAAAGAAAAAGAAAAGAAGGAAACCATAATTATGACGGAGAACAAAGAATGGCAGCAATCACAAATGCACAGGTAAAAGATGCGGTGGACGGTCTGGCGCACCGTTTTGACATGTTTGCTCAAGACGAAAAAACACGCTACGAGAATCTAAAATCATGTGTGGATGACCTTGACCATATCATCAACGGAAATGCGAAGGAAGGGCTGAAGGTGACCGTGAAAACTTTGAAGGACGAATACGATCAGCGTAAGAAAAACGCCGAGGCGCAAGAGAACTCGAATAGAAGCCTGCGCAACAGCATGATTATGTTGTTTATCGGGCAGGCTGTAACAATCATAGTCAGTTTGTTGGTGAGGTGAGCATGGGAAACAAAGATACGTATGCAAAGGGAGTACTGCTCCACGACGGAATAGCATCCGTCGATTGGGATAATCTCGACGTCGACTTCATGGTACTACGCGTCGGTGCGACGCCGAGCGCGCTTGAGGCGACCAGCGAGTATGTCGATCAAAAATATGCCGAGTTTGTCCAGAAGGCTTACGAGAAGGGTATCCCGGTGATCGCCTGGTTTGACTTGAACGTGAAAAAGTATGGCGATACTTCCTGGCCAGTCAATGACTTCAGCCGCTGGTATGATCGCAGCCAGGATATGAGCATGAGCGTGATCGACCGGATGCTGCAAAACCGGCCCTATTTTCACGGCATGATTTTAGGCGTCGATCCCGGCGCGTATAATACCCAGGGCAATACCTATGATGTTTCGGCGTTGTGGGTCAGCCGAACAGTGTTGCGCGTCAAAGACCTGATCAAGGCTGCCTACAAAAAACTGGTCTGGCCGGAATTCAAGGCAGGCGTGATTGATAATAGGTCCTGGGATGATCAGGGATTGCTTGAACTGGACAGTCAAAACTGGATCATGTCGGTTTGGGACTACAGCAAAAGCACATCACCACAGCCTGTGACCGGCGCGCTTGATCTGGATGCGCTTACATACCCGGAAGAGCATATGCCGATGTACCTGATGCCGACCCGCAGCGGAAGTTTTTGGCGGGTCAAGACCGTATCATGGCCAGGTGTGAAAAACGCTTCTGGCGCAACCGTACCGTTGATCGTCTATCTATACTACGGCAGCAAAGAGAGCCTGTACAAGGCGATTGGTTTCACCGCGCCAAATCAGAATGACGATCAGAATGACGATCAAAACGATGATCAGAATGACGATCAAGAAAATGAGGGCGGCAACAACGCCAATGTCGATTTAACCGCCATCGAGGCGAGCCTGGCAGCCATCGAAGAAAACCTGGCGCCCGTGGCGGAATTTTTCAGAAAGTTGAACGGAGGTTAATTATGTCTGTACTTGCGATTCTAATGGTAATCCTGCTCCTGGCTTTCCTGGTCGAGAGCCTGACCGAGTTCCTGCTCGGCGACGTGTTCGACAAGATCACGGTGTTGACACCTTTCAAATGGACGCTCAAATACTTTGCCGTGGCAGCCGGTGTGCTTGGCGCGTTCGTCTATAAATTCGACCTGCCGGCGCTGCTGGGTCAGTACCTGGAGATCACGATTGCAACATCGGTCTTCGGGATCGTCCTGACCGGCATTGCCATCGGGAAGGGCTCCAATTACCTGCACCAGGTCATCAGCCAGTTCTTTCCAGAGAAAACATGACCTATACGCCTGGCATCGATATTTCGGCGTGGCAGGATAACGACAACACGCCACAGCAGATCGACTGGCAGAAGGCGGCCGACAAAGGCACAAAGTTTGCCTTCATACGCTGTTGCAACGGTTTCACGCCCGACAGCGATTTCGAATACAACTGGCGGGAAGCCAGGCGCGTTGGTATTCTACGGGGAGCGTACATCTTCCACGATTACCGCGTCACTCCCAGTGGACAGGCTGAATTCTTTGCTGCCCGCCTCAAGGATGATCCAGGCGAATTGCCGCCAGTGCTGGATATAGAGAAGTACTGGACGCCTTACCCGACCCGGGCAGGTTGGCTTTCCGCTATCAGCATCATGGTCGAAACGCTGAAAAAGGCCGGTCATCCACGCGTGATTTTCTACAGCAACCCGGATATCATCCTGAATACCCTTTCGCCGATTCCCAACGAGCTTCTGGCGCTGCCGCTCTGGATCGCACATTACGGCGTCAACCAGCCCACAGCCAAAGCAGTTGCGCCGTGGGGCAGTTGGACATTCTGGCAGTACAGCAGCACCGGGCCCGGGCTGGACTATGGCATGGAGAGCAAGGGGCTGGATATGGACTGGTTCAACGGGAATGAAACCGAACTGTGCCAGTTTGCGGGCGTCGAAGGCGTGCCGCCTGCGCCAGAGTTGACCGATGCCGAGAAGCTGCGCCGGTTATGGGAATGGTACAGGGAGCTGCATTAATCAATAATTCCCCCGAATGGGTTATTCCACTTTCGGGGGAATGTTTTCGGGCTTCGGCATGTAATAGGTTGGGGCCGGTGAGACGCGCCGGACATGACCATTTTTGATTTCAATCGTGATTGTCCCTTCGCGGTTGGGGCTATTTGTGATCTGCTCCACGAGGCGATTAAGAAAATCAATTTGTTCTCTGGTTAGAGGCATCTTTGCTTCCCTCCATCTCTGCCATAATATCGCCGAGTATCTGGATATTATCCACGACCGCCGCGGCTTCATCCCATGTGAGCGTCACCGATTCGCGATTGATCCAGGCCTTTTCGCATTTCTTTTTAATTTCATCAAGTTCGGTCATTTCTTCCTCCCAAAGAAACCATTTTGTAGTTATCCTCTCTCATGAATCCTAATCCCCTCAGAAATTTTTCACCTGGTTTTCTATTTTTTTTGAGTACATCACTGAGGTACGACGGAGAAATGCCAATCCGATATGCAAGTTCTTTTTCGTTGAGTTTATTTTCATCCATCAATTTATACAAATAACCGATAAATTCATTAATGTTCATTTTTCTTCTCCTGACAAAAATATTAAAGCGATTACTCCGCACACGACCAGCAAACCGACGATGCCGAGAGTAGTCATCAACTCCCTGGCCAGAGTGCCGGCTGTTTTAATTGTGCCAATGGGCTGATCCATAATGTTTCAAGCGCTTCCTTTGAATTTATTTTCCGAGAAACTTTTGAGACGGTTTTCCATCCTGGATATAATTTTTCGTACAGTTCGGATTTATAGCCGCTCAGTATCACCATACCTTTCACGCTGTTCAAAACTTCCGCTAATTGGCAATGTTCTTCGTTGGTCATCTCATGGCGATAAGCTATTTTCTGCTCCGATCTGGTTGAAATGATGTATGGCGGGTCCACGTAGAAAAGCGTGTTTTGGGTATCATACTTTTTGATAATGGTCAGGGCATCATCGTTTTCGATCTGTACCGCCCGCAGGCGTTCCACCACCTGGCGCAAGTGGCTGATCTGGCTCCAATCGACAAACGATCCGCCCCGGCTATCGGTTTTTCTAAAGCGCCAGCCACCGGATTCCTTTCGCATCCCTCCCCGGCCAAACCATGACCGCACATAATACCTTCGCGCCTGTTCAATTGGATCATCTGCGGGCATATAAGCGTTCCAATACTCTGACCGCGAGTATGGGGTTAATTCAATTGCTCTAATTAGCTGCTCCGGGTATGTCCGCAAAACTTTGAAAAAATTTACGACTTCTCCGTCCTTATCGTTTATAGTTTCCAATTTTGACGGCGTTTTGCGTAAAAGTACAGATGCCGCTCCGCAAAATGGTTCGACATAACTGACGTGCTCCGGGAAATGGGACACGATCCAGGGAGCAATGCGCCATTTGCCGCCAAAATAAAGGAGTGCCGGGCGGGTTGGGATCATAATTATTGTTCCCTCTTCCACATCAGCCAACACCGGGAGATAGCATGCGCGGCGGTGGGGGCGATGGAACGATGTACTCCGATGCAACAGTGCCAATCCGAAGATAGTGCTACCTCCCGCCCAATAAATACTGCTTGTTCCAGAGATTCCACTTGGACTTCCTCCATCAGCTTCCAAGCGTCGGCAATATTGGTAGTCCAGTCAGGTAACACAGATGTCAAACACCCATCATGCGTCATCCAGTAATCAACTGGATTGATGCAGGCGGCATCCATGAAACCATGCTTGCATTCGTACCCCTTCGCCTTCGCAATCGCTTTCCGCAGCTCCGCGGGCGTCATGGCAAGGATTTCATCGTAGGTCATCCCTCCTCCTCTTGTGTCCACCCGACCCAATCTTCAAGGGACTCAAAATCCTTTTTATATAAATTGATGACCTTAATGGTCATCACATCATCCATCTTGAGTTTCTTAATTTCGACAACAAGATTATCGATACCGGCAAATGGGATTATCATTGTTGAGTAATACCCGTCACGGATAACTTCAATACATTTCATTCCTCTCCCTCCTCTATCGACCCCTTCCCTCCATAAAAGAACCAGGACAATAAACTCTTTTACCTGGATATTTGGCTATCATGATCCCCAGATTACTTGTGGCCGGTGCGGGCTGTTGAAAATGCAATCTAGGGCATAGTAAACTCCCGTCGCCACCTTTAGGAATAACACCAACATAATTTCTTCCGCAAACCGGACAGGTTACATAAATTCTATTCATTTCCCCTCCTCCGGCTTCGGCTCAATTTCTAAAATAATTAAGCCACCTTTTGTTCTTTGTGAAAGTTTTTTCCATCCAGCGGCTTTGAAGCACTTACCATCGCCTTTTACTATCTTTCCATTGACGTAAGTGTAAAGGCGTTCACCTGGCCAACGATTCCATGCGAGATCACACGCTTCTTTGATCAATTCACTAGAAAGCGTTGGACTTTCATTTCTAAAAACAGCGCAATTAACTCCATTCTGACCGCTCTTATCGATGAATTTGCGCCAAACAAAAAGCGCTTTATAGTCAGGCGTGATCAATACCATTTTTTTACCTGGGCCAACTATCAAATTCCGATTGCGCCCAACTAAACGCCGGTTATCTTTATACTTGTGGTAGGTGTAATGGCGTTTATACAGCGATATTGCAGCTGGTTCTCCGTCTTTTACGGCCAACCAATGGCCAATCATCATTTTTCCTCCGGCTTCGGCAATCTCAGAAATTCGATCACCCACACCCAGGGATTCAACGCCCAGGAATAACCTCGTTTGGCATTGAGACTATTCCATAACCTCGCAAACCACGAAATTGGATCTGCGCCAGTCTTGCCAAGTGGATATGGAAAACCCTCTGAGACAGCATCCTCTTTTTTGATATTTTGTACCTTTTCCACTCTCACGCTGACGATTTCAAGCGCAATGCGGCTCGCCCAACGTGGCATAAAGATAGAGGGTTTCATAGCAGAGCCGCCCCCTCAAATTGAAAAACACAATCTTGATCTGGATAATCGGCTGCGTATTTTACTTCTCCTTTTGGATATGTTTTGCATGGTGCTACCTGTACCATATAATTTTCCCGAACCCATAGCCTATCGCCGGGTTTGCCGTAAGGACAAACCCATTCAAATTCTCCAGGCTTGACACCTAATTCCTGGCCGTCTACTAAAACAGATAAGGCTCCCAGAGGATTGCTTAAAGACGTGTAAATTCCGGGTTCAGCTATCAGATTATGTCCGATAGGCCAATCCCCATAAACACGGTTTGGCAAGTTAATTTCCGGTGGCCAATTTTTGATTACTCTCCGCGTTTGTGTTTTTCTACCTTCCAAAATCGCCAGCACCGACTCGCCGCTGAATATAATCGGTCTTTCTTTCATGATTCTTCCTCCGACTTCGTCGGCTGGGGGTGTGGCTGCCGTCTCTTTTGTTCTACCCATCGGATTAGCTCAATAGCAAATGCTCCGCTATCAATAATGCAGTTTTTCTTCCTATCAGCGGTACAAATTTCTTTCCATTTTGCACGTATTTCTTGATCGGATAATTTGGTGTCTCTCATCGCATCACCATCGTCCACAGTTCCTGTTCCGCCACAATGTTCCATGTGCCGTGGATTTTTAAGGTGCTCTATCTCGGATTCCAGTTCTGCAATTCTTTCGATTAACTCAGGATAATTTAATGCCTCTGCATGAGCTTGCAGAGCCACCCAATAACTAAACGGTTTGCCCATGAAAGAGACAAACCGATTTTTTATCTCCGCTTCCAACTCCGCAACTCTATCCATCGCCTCCCTGCCATAGCTGCACATTCTGACCAGGAATAGGGATGCCGACTCGATATCCGCCGGTTTCCGGTCGGTGTTGTACTGCGCGTCGGCTTCAATGATGATCTGCTCAAGTTCTGCAACACGCGCCTTCAATGCCCGGATCGTCTCGTCACTCGCGCGTAAAACGGTCATCAACCCCGTCTCGAGTCGAACACGTCTCCGCATAACAGATTTTCCACAAAATGGACAATTTTTAATTTCTTCGCTCATTCCTCACCGCCTAGATTCAGTATCTTGCGTGCCAAATCGCCATTATCCGGTTCCCAAGACGACTCGACACCAAAATCAACACCCATCCAATTATGCCCCTCTGCATACTGCAATGCCGCTTCCAGTTCATTTATCCGCTTCTCTGCGGCTTCGGCACGAGTGCGCCAATATGCCGCATCTCCCTTCGGATTAGCTGTCCCATTTTCGTTATAATCTGGTAATTTTTCACCGCCTTTCAGGGCTTTTATTGCCAAATTATTCGGATCACCCTCGCCATTGATAATGGCTTCAAGTGCATCTTGATATCGAACCGCGCAATCCGACAGATTGTGAAAAGCATCGGCAGATGTTAGTTTCATTCCGCAGTACCCACACTTAAATTCTTCGCTCATTCCTCACCGCCTAGATTCAGTATCTTGCGTGCCAAATCGCCATTATCCGGTTTCCAATACGAAGTTTCTGCGCCAAAATCAAATTTATATTTTATCGATCCGCATATGCCATTAATCCAGTTCTGACAATCTGCATACCACTGCAACACCGCCTCCATCCCTGCTAGAGCAATGTACTTCTCCCCGCATCGAGTACATTGGAGCGTATGTTCGTCGTCCTGCAACAGGCGATCTATATAAGCTCTCAGCCGCCCGATCTCTTTCAGCGCATCCTCGTAATGATTGACGGCAGTTATGAGATACTCTGCGTTCTCCATGCGGTTACCTTCGCATAACAAATCGCTCCATACGTTATAAACATGGGACGCAATTGCTATATAATCACCTTCAGGACCATAGTAATATGGCCTCGGCGTTGCCTTCTCCGCTTTGGCAAGTTCATCCGCGATAAATTCCGGTGTAAAGTCAGTCATTTTCCTCTCCTATCTCACAATCCTGAAATCGTATTTGTCGCCGTGGACGAACAGGAACATCTTGCGTTTAAGCCTGAACGCCTCGGTTGAAATTCCTTTCACGTCCTCCACGATCACCTTGCCGTTCTGTTGGTACTGGAAATCAGCCTCGTAATGCGTCGCCCGCTCGCGCTTGCCGTTATAGGCGAAGCACGGCAGCAACTCGAAGGACGGGTGCACTTCCAGCCAGGTTATCTCGCCTGCCCGCTCCAGGAGCTTCAACTCCTGATACCTTGCGGCTTCCCTCTGGCTGTCAAAAGTGATGCCGTCGATCATAACCTTGCGGGCATTATATTTGTTCATCGGCCACCTCGATCTCTTTCAGGTTCCACACGCGGTTCATCAAAGGGTGCTTGCCGCGTTGGGTGATGACCGGCACTTCGACGTACACGCCGGGCTCGCCGTTGATATCGAGCGCCCGAACGCCGCGTACCTGGCCGACCTCGCCGGTGCAGACGTTGCGAACTGTTTTTCCAAGCATATCGGTGTCCATCAGTTTAGCCTCTCTATAAATGCCATACATGGTTTTACTTCCGGCCATGCCTGCCAGAAAGCGCCATGTCCATAGCAGCGGTGGAACAACCAATCCACTTCCAGCGCGTCGATCTCGTCGCAGATCGATTCCAGGCGCTGCGTTTGACACACCGGCGTCCGCAGAAGTTCCTCCCGGCGCAGATGCAGCTGGATCTGGAAGTAGTCACATTTTCGGCACATCATATCTCTCCAAAAACAGGATCGCGGTAGCATGGGTATTCAGGGTGTGCGACCATGTGGAAAAAT